TTTTTGAATTTTTATTTTAGGGAATTTTTCTTCTTGAACCTTTATTTCTGGTATCTCTATCTTAGGAACTTTTACTTCTGGAGGGTGAATTTCTATTTTTACATTTTCAATCGCCTTAACTATTTCTTCTTTATTTACTTCACCTATTCCTATTAAAGGTTTTAACACTTCGGCAACTTCTAAAGCCAAAAGTTTCCTTGTTCTTATTCTATCTTCTTCTAATACTTTCTTCTTTACTTCCTTAATCTTTTCTTTTAATTTTAGTAAATCTCTTTTTTCCATTTTACAATGTTTCGTTAATTATTTCATCCAAAGTATTAAATATCTCATCTACATCTGCTTCTGACACTTTTTTTTCTAATTTTAACTCTTCTTCAGTAAATTCTTCAATCTCTTGAAATTCTTTCTTTGGTCTTGTAAGTAAACCAGGAAATTCTTCTGGGACTCTTTCCATTGATTTAATTTGGTCAATTCTGTATTTAATACAGTGACTTGCTAATGCTTGTTCTTCTTTAGTTAAATTCTTTTTAATTATAGCTTCTAATCTTTCAGCATCTCTAATATCTACTGGTAGTTTTATTTTCTTTATTTTTTCACCTAATTCATTTTGTCCTTCCATTACAAGCATACTCCCAATATCTCTCAAACTATGCTCTGCTATTTTTGGATTTAATACTCTAACAAATTCATCTGCTGGTGTTCCTTTCCTAATATAAATTGGTTTTTTTAAATGAACAGGGTCAGTAATTCCAGTAAATCTTTCTCTTAAAGTATCAGGTATATCAGTTATATCTGGTAATTCTTCTTCCTCTTTCATAATTTCTACCCAAATACCCCGACAGAAAAAATGAAAAATATCATTTTTTGTAAATGGGTCATCAGGAGAGAAAACTCTACCATCAACTGATAAACAATAATTACAAGTAACAACATCTAAAATTTCGCTTCTTTGTAAAGCATAAATATCATCTCTGTAAGTATCAAAAGTAAACCTTCTTCCTTGATTTATTGTTCCTCCAACAATAGTAGCGGGGACTGTATTCCAAATATCAGATGACTTTTCTTCTAAAGTATTTTTAATAGTTCTTAAAATAAAACCTCTATCTATAAACTGAAATTTCCTACCTTTCTCTGACATTTCCTTTTGTAAACTTTCTAACAAAGTTTGTTTTACTACTTTTAAAATATCACTAATCATTGTATCCGTCAAAGTAATAGCTCTATTTCTTAACATTGCTTTTTGGTCTTTTTTAGTAGGAGGCGGGGTTTTCTTCATTTCATAAGAAGCTCCTTGTTTAGCATATTCAAAAGTATTTTCTAAAGTTTCTAAAATTTGTTTTTGATATCTTTCTTTGAAATTTATTTTTAATTTTTGTACTAAATTTACTCTAACTGTTGAACTTGGTTCACCAAGAATTTTATCAATTTGAAGTATTAAATCATCAGTAATTTTCTTTAAAGTAAATCTTAAATCTTTTCTTAAACCTTCTTCTAAAGTATCCATTTTGTCATTTAATTCACTAAACCTAACTTTCCCTTCAGCAAAAGTTAATAGTCTTCTGGCTTTAAATTCACTGGCTATTTTCCTTACTTCTTCTTTCTTTTCTTCAATCGGTTTCTTTTCTGGAACTGTTAAGACAACTTTTTTCCTTTGAGGTAATCCTAAAACTTCTCGTAAGTAATCTTCTATACTTTCATCAGGAGTGATAATTGGTTTTTCTCCTGGAACTGCTGAAATAGTCAATCTGGAAATTGCATTACTTAACTCATCTACATCTATCCTTCCTACTTTTGTGAATTCTAAGGTTGGATAGTTTTGAACATTGTCATAATTCAAATCTACTAATTGTTGGATAGCATATCTGTTAATAATATCTTTTATCTGTTTAGCAATAGCTGTTAAGTTATTGTGAAAAGTAGAAGTTTGGTCAGCCGACAAAGCATAAGAACCTGGAGGTCCTGCTCCTAAATCAAGGAATTGTGCTAAAACTCCAATAAAGATTTCTCGGTTATATCTTCTTATACTTTCTTGAGGGTCTTTTATTGTTCCTCCTTTCATATCTAAAAATCCAACTTCCCAACCTTGAGGGATTATTACATAACCTGTTTCATTAGCTCTTAAATTAGTTAAAAATTCTATAGCTTTTCTTCTATCTAATTCTGTATGCCCCATTGGTAGTTTAGCATAAGGAACTCCTAATCCTTGCCTTTCAAAACCCATAGCATTTATCTTTTCTATCTGTTCTTTTAGATACCAACTTCGGTAAGCTGTTCTTAATCCAGAAATTCCTTCCCAGTTATCTCCTTCTTTTTGAAAGGTAAAGATTAAAAGTTTTTCAATTGGGATTGAAACTTTTTCTCCTGTCATTAAGTATTGAGTAATACCATCTTTCTTATCTACTGTTTCCCAAGCAAAAATTGTTTTTGGAAGACGAGGGGCAAACTTTCTCCATCCTATCATTGGCATTCCTTGAAACTTTACTTCTTGAAATACTTTCTCAAAAACCATAAATCCAAAAGATATCATCATTAATGCTTGCCTTAAGAAATCATTCCAAGTAATTGTCATCTTATTAAATAAACAATCACTAACAAAATCAGCAATTTCTTTATCTTTTAAAGAATTAGTAACTGGTTGAATAAACCAATTAGCAGTTCTTATTGGTAATTCACAAGCCATTAAAGTTGCTTTTACTACTCCATCACTCCTTCTCATTCTGTCATAAATTTTTAAAGCTTCTTTCCCTACTAACTCTGGTGCATATTCCTCAGTAATAATTTGTCCTGCTAAAATAGTTGTTCCTGTTTTACCTAATTCTTCATATTTAGGAGGATTTTTCTTTGAATAGTTAATTTCAAAACCAAATAATTTCATAGTTTAAAATACTTTTTTTAAAATAGGTAAAAAAGTAGTTCCTTTCCCTTCTATTTCTTCTTGAAACCCTTCTGAAGCTGGAAATTGAGCAATCCAATAACATACTCCCGCTACAGCATCAGTGACATCTTTACTTCCTCCTGGTGGGTGGTCAACTTTTTTCCCTTTTACTAATTCTAAAGTTTTATACTCATTTTGTAAAGGTAAGTAAAAATAACAAGAAAATCGGCGAGTATGAAGCATTTCTTTCATTGTATCATATGCCTTAGTATTTCTGTCAACTGATAAGATTTCTGCTTCAATCCCTCTTGATTTTAAAATTTGAATACTATCTACCGATTGCCAACCATCAAAACTTACTTTCTGAATTCTAAATCCTCTATCTTTTAAAGAATAAATTATTTGCCTAACTTCACTAAACATTATTTCCTCATTCGGTTGGGCTTTTATTTGTAAAACTAAATCTATAAAAACTTTTGGTCTTAATTCTCCTTCTACATTTTCAAACCCATCAAACCTTCCCATACAAAAACCACAAGCATCTTTTTTTAAACCTAAATCAATATGGATAAATCTCGGATTACTATCTCCTTGAAACCAATCTTTAAAACTTCCATTTTCATTTAAAGGACTTTCACCTGTTGCTAATCTTTCTATTATACTTCCATCTCTATCAAACGCTTCTAATACTAAACTTGGTCTCGCTCCAAAATCTCTCATAAATCTTTCTGGATTTCCTTCAGCAATTTTTTTAAAATCCATTGGTATATCTTTCCAAACTACTAAAGGATTTCCTTCTTTATCTACAGAAACTACTAAATCAAAAGTTTCAGAAGACATTTTATCTCTATCTTTTACTTCCCAAGTTTTAAAAGAAGTGCAATAAATACCTTTTTTACCAACATTTTTTTCATAATGTCTTGTAATAAAATCTCCTACATATCTGGGAGCGGAAATAACAAAAACAAATCCTTTATCCCCGAACCGAGAAACAATTCTGTTTTTAACTACATTATAGATATTCTCAGCTATAGACTTATTTTCATTATCTAAAAACCAAGCAGCTTCATCTAAAACTCCAACTATTATATTTAATCCAATCGGCATTGTTTCTTGACTATTTCCGCAGTAAAGGACTATATTTTTACTTTGAAATCTTATTTCAGTCTGTAAAATTTCAGGATTATATTCTTGAAAGAACTGACTATTTTCTATTAACTTCCTAATACCAGCAAAAATAACATTTTTTGCTTGGTTACTTGTCACTCCCATATTTACTACAGCAATCGGTTTATCATTTGTCAAACCAAAATACTTATGAGGATTTTCCAAACATAAAAAAAATTGAACAAAAAGACAAGATAAA